TACAGAAAACTATATCCATTATTCTCTTGAATGCCTTAACAATGGGACTTTGCTGTGGCTCTGGAGTAAGAAATGCAATAAAGTCTTGGAACCTCTTACCCAAAAACTTTATAACCTTGTCTCTAATTAATTTTATAACTTTCTTTATCGCACCATTTACTATTCTAGTAACTTTATTAAGTAATTTGTTAATATCTACTAAAGTGTTTCTTGCTGTATCAATATACTCACCAGCAAACTCTGTTAGTCCATTTACTGTTGTAAGGAAACTGCCGATTGCATGAGTTATATCGCTGATTGCATCGTTCTCACATGCATTATTAAACGTATGAGGGCCAAGTCCTTTAGGAGCATGTTGATCTACGTTACTTCCACTACTAAAAACTCCCTCAAAGTCATTTGGATTAAATTCTTTAGTTATTCCAACTGAATTATCTGAATTACCTGATGGGTTATTATTAGTGTTAGTATCACTTACTTTTCTAGTGGTTTCACCAGTAACATCCCTAGCAGTAAATATGCCCAATTCAGACATATCGTTATTTTTAGGGCCATGTGGTTCAGTTGGTTTAATAGACCTAGCTAAGGCACCAAAAATTACTGGTTGTTGTCCTTCCTCTCCATCTAAGAAAAATCCAAAAACAGTTTCACCACCAAGCATCATAGAACTGGAACCAAGACAACCTTGGCCAGCTCCTTTCGATGCATCTAACAAGACATGAGCCCAAGGCAGATCGTCATCTGGGAGATCCTTTTTTTCAAAAGTATGATACCCAATTATTCTTACTTTACATCTAAATGCCCAACCGTCTTCGTCATCTACGGCTCCATCTCGCCAAGATTCTTTAGGAGCGACCTGTCCTATCCACCAGACAAATCCGTCCCTTCCAACAAAGTTGGTCTTTAGCAGTGAACTGTCTAACATTAATCGTCATACACTAAGCATTCTGGTTCGTCAGGATGCATATCGCAAAATAGTTCTAAAGCATTAGGGTCATTATGATCTCCTGCCTCGATCTCTTTTTTGTGATGTTCTGCATAAACTTCTAGTTCATGCAATTCTTCCTTAGCATGTCTGCGTGCTGCAGGGTTTGCTAGAGGATCTTCTGCGATCTTTCGATCTAACTCTATGTGTTTTTCTATACTTTCCATAAATTTTCTCCTAGTTTAGTCCATAAGAATCTCTTACGAGATTTAAAGATGTAACGTTTCTACCGTCACCCAATTCAAAATGATGTCTCAAGGCTCGAACTAAGTAAATACCACTTATTTCGAGGTCTGATCCTTTGTCATCCGCTCCTCCGTCACCTGACTCGGAAGGGCCAACATCAGGAATAATCACCCGTATGACTTGTCCGACTCTGATGCCGTTATTGCATGCTATAGTTATATTTAGGGACTGTTGGAAGAGCAATGAATATCTAGAGAATGATTTTGCCATATCTCGTTCATCCCTTCCAGAACCCCTAGCATTGCCATCATCATCTGGTTTAAGATCTTTTTCAATCATACCACTGTCCATGATCCTAACTAAACGTCTTGACGGATTATCCGCAAAAAGGTCGTTTTGGGGTATAGGAACATCAGGCCCAGCAGTAGTTTGGCCATCTTTACCATTTACATTATCTTTGAGTTTATACGGTATAGACTTCATCTCCCAGTTTACAGGATCAAACGCAATTGTCAAGTTACTGTAAAGTCCAACTCTTAAATTTTTCTGTATATTTACTGCCTTATCAATAAAGTAGTCCAAAATTTTATTTTCATCTTCACCTTCCTCAGCTCTCCCAATAGCAGTAGTATATGTAAATGTTTCAACCTTGCTCTGTTCTTCGTCATCACCAAGTTTTTGCACTTCATCGTTTGCTTTGGCTAATAAACTATCAATAGATTTAAACCTATACCCTTCATAATCTTCATAAAAGACAAATCCAGATGTTCCCTGCTTTCCTTCCTTAACTGGTTGTGTCTTTGGTGCCAAACCAGTTATCACAAAGAATGGTTTTCTCATATTGCCTTGGAAATCATATTCAGTTGCACAAGACTCAATTTGGAGTCTCCCATCATCTATTTTTAATTTTTCTTTAAGTATACTTCTCACATGTTCACTTATTGGGGCTTTCTTATATCTTTTCTCACATCTTGTAATTTCATTTCTTAAATTTCCAACTGTGCTCATACATATGACAAAAGTTTCTTGACTCTCTGTTCTCTGTATGTTTTCAACACTTTGAACAAAGAGAGGGGTGTTATCATTATTGAAAGAAAACGATTGATTCTCCGTTAGTGATACCTTAAGATCAACTCTCTCATATCCTCGTATGGGTAATTTAGCAAGTAAGTTATTTGTATCAGATACATGAACATAACATGATATTGCTGGGGAGAGAATATCCTCAAAATAATCAATGGCAGTTATTGATTTTGATAGGGCTAAATCAGGAAATTTATCACTAACATCTTTCTCATCTTCTAGGTCAGGTTTATCTACACCCGACTCAGCACCACCTATACCATTAGGATTATTCTTCAAATAATATTCAACATCATTTGGAGTTATCATACATTGTGTAAATTCTACTTTGTTAAGTGTTGACATTATGAACCTCCTAAAGCTTGTACTGTAAGCATAGCAAAGGCCTCGTGTACACTAACGCCTTGACTACCAACCATTGATGACGGATCTTGGTTACTATCACCACCGCTGCCTCCTGATGGTGCTGGTGATGGTAAGTTTTTAGGGCCTGTAGGTACTTTCATCGAGAGAATTACAACTGGATTTTCTTCTTCTCTATCAGTTGATGTGTAATCTTCAATATCTTCTATTTCATCTTTCATCATTAAATTTTTCATAGATGACATCAACAGCGATCCTCCCTTTTTAACTTTTTCGATAAGTGGCTCATTTTCAGTCAATACTCTAATTAACTTATCAGCATATACTGGTTTGCCCGTTACGTCTTTATCTGTTGCGAATCCTTCTTTCTCTAAGTTTCTTGCTACGTCTTCAGCAGATTCAGCATTTGTTTCTACACCAATATACCCTTTATAATCTTTATACCATACTTTTACCAAATAGTCAACTGCCTCCTGAGCATTTTGAAAATTAATAAACTTAGACTTCTCGTAATATTTCTTTCCATCTTTCTCATATTCATGAACTACTTTCTCAGTATAATCTTGACCCTCTACTGCTTTTAAATTAAAGAAATTATTTGTTCCAATATTACTCTCACCAGCGCCAGTCTCTAACTGAAACTGTGCTACAACTGCTTCTGGATATTTGGCTCCAGCATTCACAGCCATCTGATATATAATTTTCTTCCTCTCTTCTATTGGAAGATTCTGATCATACTCCAAAGGTTTCTCCACTGCTTGCCCCATGATATTTTCTTGTGGTCTTATTCCACTTACGTTATCACCAGTATCCTCATCATCAAATGCACTTGCTTCTAGATTACTTGTATCGTCAGTTAATGTTACTGTTTTAACTCCACCCAAACTAAATGTTTGAGACATATCCGCAGCTTTTGCTGGTGGCGAAAATGCATTAAGCAGACCAGCACTTAAAGCACCAACTATGCCACCCCTACTGACATCAACACCAAACAATTTTTGTGATGCTTTTTTACCAACACCAGACATAGGAGTTCCAGACTCCACTAATTTAGTGAATCTTTCTATCAACTCCGCCAATCTGTCTATTCCCATGGCCTTGGGTTTTTTCTTTTTATTTTCTTTTTTCTCTTCCTCCTCCTCTCTTTTCTCTTTGTCTTCTGTCTTTTCACCTTCCTCTAATTCTTTAGCATCCAATTTATCTTTCTCCGCCTCTACCTTTGACTTCTTTTCATCTGTTTCTTGTTGATCTTGTTCTGGTTCTTTTATCTTGTCAACCTCAACTTTCTTATCTGCACTAACTTTATTGTCTTCCTTTACCTGATCATCAATTACCTTTTTACCCTCATCTCTTTGTTTCTTCTCCTCATCTAATTTTTCTTTCATCAACTCATCGTCACCACCATAATTCTGCCTTAGTTCTGTCTCAGGATCTACCTCATTAGTCTTAGACCCTCTGCCAAGGAGAAATGGCAACATAAAAAGAGTGCTAAAGTATCCTGGCATGTTTGGATTCTTTTTACCTTTTCCAACTCTCTTATCAACGAAATTTTTTGCTTTCTCAATCTTAGAATCTGATGGGACTTTATTCTTATCCATCATTCGACCAAGAAGTCTTGTAAACTTCTCAACCTTATACTCAGTCCCATCAATATTCTTGGTGAGTTTATCTCGAACCTTTATTGTGGATACGTCAAGTCCACCTCTACCAGTAGTTACTTTAGCCATCAGTTAGCATCCACGATATTATACACAGACCTTGAGTATGGTATATGTATGTTCTTGGTATCAATAGCAAAGAGTATTGGTATTTTATTACCTGTTTTAGACATTGTAGGAACGGTGGGTGCCTGTTGACCGCTCATGTCACCACCATCACCTGTTTTGCCTCCACCCATGTCCATAAATTTAGGACTGATATCTGTTCCACCAGCTGACTTCTTAGACACATTCGTAGATATCTCTTTAGAAGTGTCACGCATGAAATTCTTATCAACATTATCCACTACAGACTCTTTGAACTCTTCTTTCTTCTCTTCTGCCTTTATTTCTTCTGAAAGTTTTTCTTCCTTTGGTTTTCCTAATCCTAAGAAATCTTTAACACTGTTAACTACGTTCTTAATCTGCATCATCGGATTGAAAGCAAATTCTTGGGATTTCTCGTTTATATTTTGAGATGAGGATTCTAAATTAGATCCAGGCAAACCTAGGCGGCCTCTAACACCCTTTTCGCCATCCCTTCCATCTTTTCCATCTTTAACTTTTGCATTAATTCTTAAGGCTTTTAAACCCTGTTCCTCCATTAATGCAATTACCTTTTCATAATATTCGATATACCTCTGTGTTCCCGCCATTCTTTTATTGTCACCAGACTCTTCATACTTTTTGTATTGCTCCTTCTTTTTTTCTAAAAGGTTTTCATAATCTTCTTTTGTTCTGATGATTGTTTTACGTTTGCTATCGTCTGTTGATGATGAACTTTTTCTTTCTATAACTAACTTGCCATCATCAGTAACAGATATTTTGGCATCAGAAAGAGTTGCACCACCCATCACATTTTCCTGTGAATCAACATTGGATGCTTCTAACTTCTGTTCCTCTTCTTGAAGTATTTGTTTCTTTGCTGCTGCAGCTGCAATAGTATCAAGGTTCTTCTCAAGAAGAGCATTTATCTTTGCAAACTTATCTTCCTCTTTCTTTTTCTTTTCTTTTTCTTTTCTGTTTTTAAATAAACCCTTTCCAGTAACAAAGTCATAAATTCCCTTGCCAGCAAGAACAAGTCCACCAGCAACCGCAGCAACTGGGGCGAGGACAGGTAGTACTGCGCCAACTAATGGCACTGCCAATGCAGCCACACCAATACCAGCTGCAATCTTCAATATATTACCCACTACTCTCAAAAATCCTCCACCACCTTTACCACTGGCTAACTTATCTACAAAATCGGTAGCTAATCCAAGTGCGGTTCCAAGAAACTGCATCTGGCCTGAGTTGGCCATTCTCTCAACCATACTTCCAAAATCACTTAACCTTTGTAGTCCTCCTTCAAATACTTTTCCTAAGAATTTATTTGGATCAAATGATTCTACGTTTTGTTCTATCCTATCTGCTGCATTAGATATGAATGATTTTACTTCATTCCTAGCTATCCTTGCAATAGATGGCTTTTTGATAGCTGTGTCCGCATTTAACGGCAGTTCTAACTGTTTAGGAACACCTAATAAATTATTCTTTCCTCTTGCTGTTGTCTTATTGAGATTTCCAAACTGCTTTGCTATAGTCCTTCCTTTTCTACCAATCTTTCTTCCTACAAAGGCATTAGTTCTTCTAACAAGACTATTACCTTTTTTAGCAATTTTGCCTGTTTTTAGTAGTCCAGATGTTATCTTAGCCATTGTTTGCTTGTGCTTCTCTAGCCTTTTGTTTTAGGTTTTCTTCTTCAATGTGTAATTTAAGTAGTCCAACATAAATGTCTCTTTCCCAAGGAGGCATATTCTCAATTTCTGTTAGAGAATATTTATGATACTGCATGAGAGCAAAATTGATTCGGAAGTATGTCTCAAGATCAACATGAGACATACTTAAGCGAAAAAATCCGTTAGCCCCTCTAGTTCTATAGTATTTTCTTTGTTGGTCTTAGGATTTGTTACCTTTAAAGTATGTTTCAATTTAGGCATAGAATCAAAGAATTTTTCAATCTTTTGAAACTGTTCCGATGTCAATGATTCGACCCATTCTTTAAGTTCTTTTTTAGTACACTCAGATGCTGAGAACATCTCTTCATCATTATAAACCATGTCAATGGATTGTGCTACAATGTTAAATGATTTTTCAACTGGATTTTTTTCATCATCTTGGAAATTAGTTTCTACAAACTGGCTCAATGATGGGTATTTCATTTTGACAGTGTATCCATCAGCTAATTCTATATCTGGAGAATGATCATCAGATTTCACAACCTTAATATCATCAATACTCACAGTTACAGGAACTTCTGTAACTCCATCATCACCACATGTTACTATGAGTTCAATTGTTTCACCCACAGATTTGCCACGAATATTTAAGAATAAGTATTCTATGTCAAAGCTAGGTAGAGTGTCAATCTTTATTCCTTTGGTTAAAACACATTCTTTGAGAACTTGCTTAACAGCATTAGAAATTTGTTTTTGATCTTGAGATTCAAGCGAAAGTATGAGAATTTTTTCTTCTCTTACCAAAAATGGTCTGTATTTTACAGTTTTTCCATTTGATGGCAATTTCAATTCATACTCAGCCGTCGTAATTTTAGGTAAAGGCATAATAAGTAATTATTCGTTATTATTTAGAGGGTCAGCCGAGAGCTGATTTATCGGCTGGATCTACTTTCCTTTCTTCAGCCATTTCTTGAAGGTCATTAGACTGTACAACATAGTATCTATCATATGAAAAGTCAACCTGTACCTGTAATACTTGACCGTTTCCATATGACAAAGGAATGTCCTGTATTGCTATCGGAAATGCGTTTATAAAGTTGTAACTTATAACATGACGAGAGGGGCCTTCAAAGTCTTTCATGGTGGGTAGTGGACGACTATCACCAAAATCATTGATGTCAAATGTACTAAAGTCCTCGTATGGAGAAACATAAGGTTTGTTACCATCTGTTGCCTCTCCCTTTACAAATTTACCAAAATCTCTTTCAAATTTAGTAATTTGAATATCTCTCTTATATTGATTAGGATATCTAAATCTATGAAATCCATTTAATGCTCCTGATGTAGGATATCCGCCACGAGATCCTGTAGGAAAAGGTTGGCCATCATTGCCTGTGAAGAGAGGATTCATATAGTTAACCCATTCTTGAAATAGTCTAAGAGATGTATAATCGCTTGTTACATAAAATCCAATTGAAATATCAGTATATTGTCTCTGTGTCGCAAATCTTTCTCTAATACCTTGTCTACTACCTACTTCCTGTACAACAGACATACTGGTGCCAGGCAAGGTAGCCTCAGTTGCTAATAATTCAAATCTTCTCTGTTTATCGTTATCTCTAAAGATTCCACAACTTTGTAACCATTGATTCAAATTTTCTGCCACAAGTTCATTTCCAGAATCTGTTTGGATTTGTGATAAAGTTTTACCACCATCATCTATCGGAAACTGTGTTCTTGTAGTAGGATTGGCTGGCGCTAAATCCATAGACACTTTAAAATAATTAGATAAGGATGGTGCTCCTAGTGCCTCTTGGAAATTTTGTAAATGAGCAGGATTATTTGTATCAACAGATCCCAGATCCACACTAGCGGCTAATGGCCCTACCTTATTAAAGTAATTTTTGATGTGGTTTATTTCTGCCATCTAAATATACATATGACTTACCATACTATGTATACGAGTTTTTATGGCTTATAAGGGGAAATTTAAACCAAAACATACTAAAAAGTATAAAGGCGATCCCACTCAGATCATTTATCGATCTCTTTGGGAGAAAAAGTTCATGGAATATTGTGATCTGACAGAGAATATAAGTCAATGGCAGTCAGAGGAGTTTTGGATACCATACAAAAATCCTTTGGATAAAAAAATGCATAGATACTTTCCTGATTTTTTTATCAAATATCAAGATGCAAACGGAAAGAAAAGATCTGTGGTGATTGAAGTCAAACCGAAGAAACAATGTAAAGCTCCACCAAGAAACCCAAAGAAAAGAAATAAGGCATGGGCACATGCTGTTCAGACATGGGTTGTAAATGAAGCAAAGTGGAAGGCAGCAGAACAATACTGCGCTGACAGAAAATATGAATTTAAGATCATGACCGAAGACGATTTAGGTATCTCACATGATCGCAGAAGATATTAAACAAAAGGCTGGTG